CCTACTAATTCACTAATTCATACAGCACCAAGCTAGAAACATTGTTATAGTTCCCCGCACAAAGCAAACCATTAAATTTGATTGGATGTTTTCGAGATAACCATCAAATCAAGTAATAACTAATCACCCATATACCGCCAACACCCGCTTCATCGCGGCACTCTGGCGGCACTCCTTAAAAATCAGGTTCGTGCTCACCTTTCCTTCCCGTTCTTCTCTGGTAGCGAACCGGTAATACACCGTTCGCCAGACCTTACCATCAATGACCAGGATTCCTGCCCGCGCCATTTTAGCTGCTGCCTGATTTATGCAGGTTACTGTCACACCTGTTGCCGCAGCAACGTCCTGCGCACAGAAGCTCTTGTGCGTCTCCAGATAATGAATAATTACCTCTTTGCCCGTCATACAGTTGCTCCTTTCAGTCCGAACTTCGCTTTGATTTCTGCGATCTTCGCCAGAGCCTGTGCACGATTTAGAGGTCTACCGCCCATGACAGGAAGTTGTTTTACTGGTTCAGGTATCGCCTCACCACGGTTAATTCGCGCGGTCATACAAGTCAGTCCATCGGCAGCCTTGCGCCGTAATTCCGCATCAGTAAGCGCATTGGCCCGCATGTTCTGGTACAGGTTGGTAACCAGCCAGTAGTGCGCGTTTGATTTCCACGGATAAGACTCTGCATCCGGATACAGGCCACGCTTCCGACAATACTCATAGACCATATCAACCAGCTCGCTGACGTTTGGCAGCCCGGCGTTAACGGATGCTTCTTCCCGGCACCAGGCAACAAACTGCCCGGGTGATGGCAGGAATGGTCGATTCTGCCGACGGGCTACGCGCATTCCTGCGTTAACCTGTTCCATTGTGGTGATCCCGTTTTCCCGGAAAGCCAGCACCCACTGGCGGCGGATTTCGTTCAGTTCGTTCTGGTCCCGGTTAGCCAGGCTCGCCGGGAAAGTTGCCAGTAACTGGCTGAACACACCATTGATGATCTGCGCTACCTGTTGTACCTGCGGCTTTTCGTCGTACTGTTCCGGCATGTTGTTGGCGATCCGGCGCATCTGCTCACGGTCAAAGTTAACCATCTGTGCGGCGATGTTTTTCATAGCTCCACCCCGTAAATCCAGTCAGTGTTCGTCAGGTCGAGTTTTGGTTTGCCGGCTGTCACGCCAGCCTGTTGCTTGTTTCGGTTGATTTCGAGCTGGGTCCACTTGTCGCGGAGTTTGGCCGGACTCAGCACGTTACCGGACCAGAAGTTGTCCTGGCATGCCCAGCGGAACAGTACACACATGTCGCGGTGGTTACGTCCGTCACGTTCACGCATCAGGCGGATATCGTTAGCCCACCCTGCAAAATTCGGTTTTCTGGCTGATGGCGCGATGGTCTTCACCATGTCAAACATCCACTCTGCGGCGGTCAGGTCTTCTGCTGTCCCCCACTTGCTGCCGCTCTGAATTGCAGCATCCGGTTTCACCACAGGAAGATCGTTTTCTGGCTGGTCAGAGGATTCGCCAGAATTCTCTGACGAAAAAGGTTTTATATTGTCTTTTGTTAGTTTGTCTTTTGTGTTTACCTGATTCGGGTAAAGGCGTTTACCTGATTTAGGTAAACTTTTCTTACCTGATTCAGGTAAATTTACCTCTTTCAGGTAAACTTTATTTTTCTTACCTGATTCGGGTAATGTTGACCATTCACTGACCACATTATTGATGCCGATATTCCGCCCGCTCTGAATTAAAATCCCACGCTTTACCAGAACACTTTTTGCAGCAGAACACTTGTGCGGCAATATCCCGGTTAACTCGGAAAGTTGCTCGTTGCTCACCCAATCCAGTTTTTTATTAAAGCCATATGTTTTGCGCATGACAGCCAGGAAGACCAGAAGCTGGTGCTGTGTTAATCCGGCCAGCATTACAACTTCCAGCAACTCATTTGCAATGCGCGTATAACCATCATCGAGATCTGCCACGCGCGGCTCCTTTTGTGCCACATCCGGCACTGGAAAATTGAATATCTCAGCAGTGTTTGCCATAATTCCTCCCGTAATGAGTGCGTTACGATTTGCACCTGAAAGTCGGTTCTGTTCCCGCAGACCGACTTTCGCCATTTCTGAACCTGTCATATTGCCCCCAGCATGGTGGTAACCATCGCCATTAATGGACCAGCCAGATCCGGGTCCACGCGAAACATCGACACAATACCTTCACTCATTTCCTTCAGTTTCTGGTGGCGTGGTGCGTTGAGAATGACCGCCTGCTTTGCCTCACTGAGTTCCTTTTCCATTTCAACCAGCCGAGCCATGAAGCTATCCTGCTCAACCAGGTGGCCGCGATATTCCAGCGGTAGTACCGCCAGAATTGCCGGGGTCAGTTCACGCACGTTATTTCGGTATTTTTCAGAATCGAATTTGTTATCGAGGAAGCGGAACAACTTCTGGCGTGCACGGCTGACATCATCAGGGAAATCGATGGTGCCGCCGCCCAGCTCCCGATACTCATTCACAATGAGTGCGGCAACAACATCCTGATTATCTGCAGCCGACCAGGCGCGAACGGCATCACGGATTTTTTCGTGGCCTGGCGCCTGTTTTGTTTGAGAACGATTTATCACCGCAGTCGGGGTAAATCCGCTAGTCTGTTGGTATGTAATTGGTTGCATAATTGATTCCTTTAGTTTGAATTGACTGTTAATCAGTCTGTTAAGTTGATTGCTTATTGTTAAAGAGCGTGAAATGGAAATTTAAGCTGCGTTCTTTTCGGTGTGTGGAAACAACTTCGGAAGATCCGGGCGAATCTGGTACGCCTTCACAACTCCACCAGTAGCCGTAACAATGCTGCCGACATGTTCAGGGGATACCTTTGCTTTGTTGTGAAGCCACTTATAGGCACGATCACTTTCGTCTACTCCGTTACGAAGCGAGGCTGGGTATTTCCCGGCCTTTCTGTTATCCGAAATCCCCTGAAAGCACAGCGGCTGGCTGAGGAGATAAATAATAAACGGGGAGCTGTATGCACAAAGCATCTCCCGTTGAGTTAAGAACGAGTATCGAGATGGCACATAGCCTCGCTCAAATTGGAGTCAGGTTTGTGCCAATACCAGTAGAAACAGACGAAGAATTTCATACGTTAGCCGCATCCCTTTCACAAAAGCTGGAAATGATGGTGGCGAAAGCAGAAGCAGATGAGAGAGACCAGGTATGACAACCACGGAATGCATTTTTCTGGCAGCGGGCTTCATATTCTGTGTGCTTATGCTTGCCGACATGGGACTTGTTCAATGACACCTCAGCAGGAAAACGCCCTTCGCAGCATTGCCCGTCAGGCTAATTCTGAAATCAAAAAAGCCAGACAGCAGTTTCCGGATAAAAACGTCGATGACATTTGCCGTAGCGTACTGAAGAAGCACCGCGAAACGGTAACGCTGATGGGATTCACACCGACTCATTTAAGCCTGGCAATCGGCATGTTAAACGGCGTCTTTAAGGAACGATGAACATGAAAAGCAAAATCATCAGGGAGCTACAGGCTCCTTTTTTATTATTCGCATTCACCCTCAAGCGTATTAACCAACAATTCAGGGATTAATGGAAGATGGCAGACATCATTGATTCAGCATCAGAAATTGAAGAATTACAGCGCAACACAGCAATAAAAATGCGCCGCCTGAACCACCAGGCTATATCTGCCACTCATTGTTGTGAGTGTGGCGATCCGATAGATGAACGAAGACGCCTGGTCGTTCAGGGTTGTCGGACTTGTGCAAGTTGCCAGGAGGATCTGGAGCTTATCAGTAAACAGAGAGGTTCGAAGTGAGCGAAATTAACTAGAAGCCAAAGATAAAATCATCGCTGAGCAGGAGAAAATCGCTAACGGAGAAAAGACAGTAAGTCAGTATATGAAAACCGCATGATATCATCAGATAAAAATCGGTCGTAAAGCGAAATATTAATACCAGAACAAACGAGTCGAGGTAAATTATATTACCTCGATAAATTAACTAAAACTTG